GTACCCCCCAATTGTCAGACAATTCCCTCGATCGGGGGGTCTTACCGCTGAAAGTTTCCGACTATTCTATATATGACGGAGCTTATCTTTGATCTGCTCTTTCGTTTCCTTGCATAAGATCAAGCCTCCGCCTACCGTAATAACCGTATGATCATAAAACGAAACGATTGCGTCAACGTTTACGCAAACGATCAACCCTTCGCCGCTTTCGGTCAATTCAATATACTTCATTCGCTGACCTCTTTGATTTCCCAACCCTCATCGTATTCACTATTGAGATAATCTCTTTCCGCTTCTGCCCGTCCTCTTGTCGTTTGAACGGGGACAAGACCTTTTGCAATATGGTCAATGTTCTGCCTGTAATGCCTGCCTCCTCCTTTGACTTTACAAACAATGCTGTGCATTTCTTTGTTTACGATTTCGTACTTTTTCATTCGCTATACCTCTCAAAGTATTCGTTGATATATCCCTCATACGCTTGAACGTCGCGCCCGTTCGGGTTCTCGCGTAACCTTTGCAAGCACTCTTCCGCCGTCGCGTCCATTGTCACGACTTCAACGTTATGCGCTTTGTATTTATCCGCCGCCCTTTCTCGGTCGTGTTTAGACGGCAAAGATTCGATGATAAACGCGTTCCGCCACGATCCCGCGCCTCTACCTATCAAATCCCGTATCTCGTCCCTAACGGCGAATACGAGCGATTTAACGCTATTCGGTTTCGTGTATCTCGGTTGACCGCTGATTGTTTGCCATATATCGTCTATATCAAGTATAAGATCGTTAGGCTCTAACCGCTCCCGCGCAAACGTAGTCTTGCCGCTACACGGCGCGCCCGTGATTAAGTAAACTTTCTTTTCGGGCAAGCCGCCGCCTCCGAACCCGAAACGGCGGTGTATCTCGTTATGACAATTCCAATGCAGTAAAGCAATGTTTAACGGGTTAATCGCGACGCTTGCGTCATTAACGTTTTGATTGTTCAAGAACGTTTTGTGATGAAAAACAATCGCGCCCGAATTGTTGCGGGCTTGCGGGTTAAACCCTTTTAAGATAGGTTGCCCGCAAAACTCGCAAAAGACCGTACCGTCGGCGCGTTGCCGATCGAGCAAAACTTGCGCTTTGCAGTTTGCCCAATCGACCGATTTGTAAAATTGCGCGGTGCTAACAAAATGACGCATTAGCCTTGCGGTTGATCCGCCAAAACAAGATCGGTCAACGCGAAATTATACGTCTTGCTGTCTTGCCCTTTGGTAACAACAAATCGGATAGACTGCTCAACGCTCGTAATTCGGCAAATAACCAAACCGTCGCTGTCAAGCGTAACCGCTCCGTGAACACCGCCAACAACCTCGGCGGTGATCGTCGCGCCGTCAATGTTTGCTTTTGCTTTCAAACCGATAAAGTGTCCGTTTTGTTCGTCGCCCGAATAAGCCTCATAACCCGAAACGTATTTAAGCGTTCCCGCGATCGCCGTTTCTCCGATGATGATATCCTCTTGCAATTCGTCCGCCGTCTTATCAAAAAGATCGTCGTCATTCGTCGCCGCCGTAACCGTAAGTTTAAGGCTCGGCGTGTAGTCGTCCCCGATCGAACGAATAATATCGGTAATGTAATACCCTTTCGGTTCAACGCCGTTTACTTTCGCACCAAGATACTTCAAAGCGTCTTTAAGTTTCATAATTCCCTCCAATTTTTTATTTTTTCGTTATCTCGTTACGTTCGAAAACGTAATTATAACCGCCGTTATCGTCGATCAAAGGCTCGTCCAAATAAAGACCTTGCGCGTGTGCGTATTTGTCGCCGAAACCCTCGTCGACCTCGATCCAACCCGAAAAATCGTTGATAAAAATATCGCTGTTTATATCAATGATTTCGTTTTGATCGTTGACCTTTATATATACTTTAATTTTTTGATCGTCCATTTTACCACCTCTTAATATATTTCGGCGTCAAGAGTTGTGTTCCCTTGAAGATTTAGAGCCAAATCGGTATAAGTCGCGCCGTCTTTTGTCGCTCTTATGGTAATACAATTATCCTTTAACGGTGTGACAATATTCAATGAATACGACGTATCAATCGAACCGCCCGTAATAAGTTGTATACCCGATCCACTCCCGAAAGTTGCGGTCGGATTTATCCTCATTGTAACGGGCAAATAAATATAAAATAGCGCATTGACGGTAAATATATTTCTTGCGAGTTGCGTTTGGATAACTTGAAAATACCTTTGGCACTTTACCAACTCTTCCGCAATCAACGGCGGATTGTAAGTCGTCGCGAGATCGCCGATTTCGAGTTTCGCCCAATTAACTTTAAGAGTTCCGCGCGTTTGGATAAGAAATCTTAAACGTGCGTTTGCCGTGATCGTACTCGGAATAGTAAACGTCAAAGTTTTTTCCGTATCAACGGTCGTGTATGCCGTTGCACCAAGCGATACAACGCTTTCGTTCGGCTCGTTGTACCAAACTTGAATTAACCAAGCGTATTCTTGACTTAATGCGTTACAAGAGAACGTCAAAGTTTTGCCCGCGTATTTTTGCGGGTTTTCGATAAATTGACATAAATAGCTGTAATAGCCGTCTTGATCTTTCGTTCCGCAAGTTAAAACTTTCGTTTCGGGGTCATAACTTCCCGTATTTCCCGATCCGTTTATCCCAAAAACCCAACGATCGGCGGTATATTTCCCCGACGTTGTAAACGTTTGACTTCCGCGCTGTTTGATCTCGAAGTCGCTGTTTATAAGCAAATTCGGGTTTGACATTTTCGCGAGGACTTCGGATTCGTTCAAATACGCCGTCATTACATTCGTAATTATTCTTCTACCGTTAAGATAAGCCATATTTACACCTCATACGAAACGACAAGTCGGCAATCGAATAAACGCCAATTTGCGTTGAATTTGTCTTGCGAAATCTCTATTTTTTTATTTGTGTAATCATATAAGAGGTATTCGCCCAAAAAAGCCGAATTGATATCAAAAACGCTTATCATTTCCGATCTCATATCGTAATTTACGTTATCCATTACAAAACACGCATAAAGCCCGTTTTTCGTAATTGCCGCGTAATTATCCGACGGATCTTGCGCTGAATCTGCGCCGACAACTTGAATATTAACGCCGACATTATTTAACTTTTGTGTGTTCGCCGCCGCCGCCGCCGTGTTTGCGTTGATCTCGACGGTGTGTTCGGCGATCTTTTCCGTATGCTCCGAAACGGTCGCCGTCAAATATTCAAGTACGCTTTCAAAATCTTCGATCGTCGCGTCGTCCGTGATATAGTACATCGTATCGGGTTGCAAAGTCCCCGCCGCTTCCATAGAATTATAAACGGCTTGCGTACAAAAAGCGACGGAATAAGTCTTGTTATCCGTTGCGCTTTTTACTTTCGTTATAAAACCGCTGTTCGCGGTGATTCCCGCAAGGCTTTGATCTTCGATCGCTTGCTCTAAAACGCTCAAAACCTCTTCCGCGCTGTATGCTTCAATTCGGTTATGATTTTCGTCGTGGACGTAATGCGCCATTTTGACCTCCCGCGTAAACCGCTTATAAAAATTCTAAAATTAAAAGTCCCAATTTTTAGCCGCCGCCTCGGCTTCCGCCAATTCTTGGCGCGCCTTGCGCAACTCGTATTCCAACGGATCGTTGACAAGCCCCTCTTCTTTTCCGTAGTTCAAGACGTAAAACTTGTTTAAGACGGGGTTCGGCGGATACCATACTTTATTGATCGTTTTTTGCCGTTTGCTCGACTTCCCATTTTCGTCAAGCGAGATTACGATCGTTTCCGTTTCTCGATAATATCCTTTCGCGGCTTCAATTCCCGCGTTTATAAGGCTTTGTAATACGTCCGCGCCCTTGTCTTTCGATAAAACGTCTTTTAACTCGCTATATTTATTCTTATAGTTGTTCAAGGTCGCAACGCTTATTCCTAACGATTTGGCGATCTCCGCCTCCGTTATTCCTTGCCGTACCTTTTTTTTGATCGTGTCCAAATACGGCTCGACGCTTGTTTCATATTTGCTTTTCGCGCCTCTTTTCGCCATATAACCCCCCACTTTCTCAAAAGCCGCAAAACGTTTTTTTTACTGTTGCCCTCCCACCCTTACCGAGATTCGAAAGATCAAAACGGAAAAATGCGCAATCGCCGCCGCTTTGCAAACGCGTAAAAATCCCCAACGCGCCCGAACTCGCCCATATTATAAACCCGTTTGGAATTATTTTACAATAGTTTTTTCAAAAATTTTTATTTTTTCTTGAAACGCTTCAAAATCCGCCGCCCTTTTATCTTTTTTTATATTTGTAAATAATAATAATAATAATAAGGTCGGTGGAAATGTGGATAACTTTACCATTTTTTAGAAAATCGCCCGAAATATCCGTATTTTTATATTAAAAAGTTATCCACAATTTTTCCACAAATAGGAAAAAGTTGTCCACTTTTTTTCCACTTTTTGAAAAGTTGTTCACAAAATAAATAAAACGGCTACCAAAGGGCAACCGTTTTTATTATTCGGGGTTTTTATCTTTATCATACATATTGCGATTGTATCGAAACTTATTTCCAACCTCTCATTTCGTTGAGTTTTTCCACGATCTCGTCGTATTCTTCGATCCACTCGTGCGGGATCGGAAACTTTTCATATGCTTCATCTTTATTATATTGCATATACCGCTCAATCGCTTGGCGGATTTCTTGTAGCCTATCTTCAAGGACGATAAAGCGCGGGCGAAGTCCGAGCGGCGGTTTTTGATAATTTTCTCTCACGTTTTGATAAATGTTTTCTTTCATAATTCCTCCACATAACACCAACTTTGCGGCGGGCGAGTGATTATCGACGGAACGATACACTTTTCGTCATAACGACACGCGCTCGTTTCATAGCCCGATACCTTGCAAGAGTTGCACTTTTTTAGCGTAGCAAAATCGCTCAACTCTCTCGGCTTGTCATATAGCTTCAAGTCGGAGATATGCAAACCGTATATCGGCGATCCTTTGCCATAGTCGTGTAACTCCCAATCATCAAGCATTGCGTGTTCGAGAAAGTCGAAACTGATTGTGTAATACAAACCGCCCTCAATAAGCGTCTGTTCAAGTCGTTCAATTTTATTGCAAACGAACTTGCAAACGACCGTTCCGCATAACTTCGCAACCTCACCGCGATATTCTTCGGGAATACGCGCAAGGCTCTTTTTGTCTTTTGAAAAATAAAACGCCGCTTTATTGTCCCAATCGGACGAGGTTGGAACGCCTTTCCGCGCTTCGACCGTTTTTTTGCGCAAGCCGTATTTCGCGAGATCCCAACCTTTCATTGTCGCGATTATTAAAAACCCGTAATACGGCTTAATACTCATTAAAATGCTTTTTTTCATTGTTCCCTCGCTTCGGCAATAACCTCATTTATTGCATAAATTTCGCCATCACATTCAAGATAAGGCTGTCCGCTTTCCTCGTACTTTTGTTTCAGCGCATACAAGCCGCGCCGTATTTTCAAGAGTTCGGGAAGTGTAGCCCCGTCAACGCGGTCGTGTAACTCTTGCAAACGGTCATTGAAATCAAAAAAGTTTATATATCCCGCTCCAATATAATATTGCCTTTTCATCCCTCTACCTCCACGCCTTCCTCTTTTGCCCAACTTTCAACATTTCGCAATATACAAAGCGAATCGTCATTGTTTACCATAAGCTCTCGCAAATTTAACACCTCTTTGTAAATTTCTTTCGCCGTTTCCTTCCAGTCACGCTCTATCGGCGAAACTATCCTTACCGCCGCTGAACGAAACGTAAACGCCGTCAGCACCGTATTCAGAAACCCAATCGTTTCGATCGCAGATTTCATAACGCTTCTACGCCACGACTGCGGCGAGATCCTTTCTTAATTATTGGTATAAGTTCCTCTATCGCCTTTTTGAGTTTTTCTTGTTCAGTCATTGCTCATCGCCTCCTATGCGGGCGTTAGCCGCGCCCGCTCGGCTGATTTTTTAATCCTCTTTTTTGTCATCAAATAATGCGTTCGTCATCTCGCCAATAATAGGCAAGGCAAGCAACATAAGCATAGGCGAATCAAGTTCCCGCGACAGTTTTTCAACAACGTTACCAAATTTTTTGATAAACTCTTCTTTGGAAATCGTTATTACGGTTTCGTTTGCTTCTTTTGCCGTCAATTGTGTTTGTTTGAAATCTTCCATTTTTATTACTCCTTTCCCGCGGTATAACCGCCGCGGGTCGGTTTTAATTCATTCCCAAGTCGTTGACGGTTTCCCCGTGTAACGATTTTTTTCAAATCTCGCCATTGCAACAAGCGCGCCGCGCTTTGTTTTATAGCCATACGCTGGATCACCGTCGCACAAACTGTTTACTTGTACAATATAACGATAACCCCTTGCGTTTTCTTTGCCCATATCATAAACACGCATTTTGTCCGTTTTACTCTTTGCAACTAAAATCATTTTTTCTCCTTTGCGGGCGTTAGCCGCGCCCGCTCGGCTTATTCCTTGTTCGTTTTGTCGGCGTTCCGACACGTTTTAGGCAATTTCTAAACCGCGTTTTGCCGCGTACCTTAACGCTCCTTTTTCCGTCTTCCAATTATTCGGAGCGTAATTCATTACCCACTCTTCGCCGTCGCTGTCAACGCACATTAAAATATAATGCTCGGTCGTCGTTCCTTTGTTAATGCAAAACGGATAAACTTTCATTTTTTGCTCCTTTGGGAACGTTTGTTCCCCTCGTTTCTTGATTATATTATAAACCTTTTGTAAACTTTTGTCAATAACTTTTTGTAAATTTTTTGAAACTTTTTGTAATTTTTTTTTGCAAATAAAAAAAGCCCCGATTAAAGGGCTTTCGCAATAGCCGCCGCCAACTTCTCGTAACCGTGCGTATTGTATAAAGAAAAGTCGATTTCGCTTGAAACGAAACAAACCTCGATCAAGATCGCTTCGCATTTCGTGTTACGGATTACATAAAGGCTTGACCCGTTTTTGATCCCTCGATTTGCAAAGCCTAACGCCGAAAGGTTTTTCAATATCTTTTCGGCACGGATCAACTTTTGACCTTTCCAAGTGTAAACCTCCGATCCGTGACCGCCGCCGCCGTTTAGGTGGATCGAAAGAAACAAATCGGCGTTTACCGCCGTGTCGACCGCCGCTTTTAAGTTGTTGTCGCTCCGATCAAAAACGGCGGGGATTACCTCGTGACCCGTTTCGGCTAACTGCTTCATAAGTTCATATGCGATCTTGCGGGTTTCTATGCTTTCGATCAATCGACCAACCGCGCCCGATCCTTTGCCGAACTTCGTATGACCCGCGTTTATAACTATTTTCAAAAATTACACCCTTTCTATTTTGCAACGAACGACCCTTTGCCCATAAAATTAAATTTAATTCGCTTAAAAACGCCCGTAGCAACACACTAATTTTTTACAATTTTATTTTAGGCTTTCAATTATTTTTAATTCTCTTTCCGACAGTTCCCAACTATTCAAACCGCCGTCCGATTTTTGTCGTTCGATGACGGCGAGATCGGCTTTTTGTCGCTCGGCTTTTTTTCTATCGGAAATAAGAAAGCCCGAGCCGAACAACCCTTTTTTCGTTTCTTTTTGACTATCTAACGCCCTTAAAAAAAAGCACTCATCTCTTTGAACGCAAAAATCCACGCCATAACGGGAATAATTCGTCAACATTGTTGACAAAACGACGTTTGACGGATAACTATATTTCGGTAATTCTTTGCGCGTTGCTTTTAAATTTTCTTCATTTGCAGTTTTTACGGCGTTGTATAATTTCGGATCGGATCGAAACGCGCAACTTTCTAAATTCGTTAAAAAAGACGTTGGAACAACCGCGCCGTTTTCGTAAGTGATATTTACGCCGCAACAAATACAAGCCGCCGCCTCCGCGGACGCGCTCGAAAAAATCGTAAGATTCGGCGCAAACAAAAAGAATTTCACGTCGTTTTCATTGTAAAATTTCAATATCTCCGAAAGGATAGAAAACGGCGGATTGTCGACAACAATATCCGTTTTATTATATTTTTCTTTTTGATAGTCGCCATTTGGAACAAACGGGCGAACAAAATCAATCTTTTTTACTCCGTAATGTTCGGCGACGTAATCGGCAATCGCTTCGTAAATGATCGGCGGCGTGTAACAATCGTCGGTCGTTTTTTTAGCTTCAAATTTTTTTACAAACTCTTGATATTCTTCGTCTTCTTCCGAGAGTTCCCCCGCCGCCATACGTTCCTCAAATTCCGCTTTTTTGCTTTCGTAACATTCTTGATCGGCTTTTACGTCAAAGTCAAACGCGGATAAATCAAGATCAATTCCGTTTAATTCTTCCGCTAACTTTTCAAAATCCCAATCGGAGAACTCCGCCGTCTTATTGTCTACCAACCTATACGCCCGCGCTTGATCGTCCGTAAGATTGGCGACGATTACGGGTACTTCGTCAAGACCTAAACTTTCGGCGGCTTTTAACCGCGTATGACCCGCAATAACGACGTTTGCTTTATCAATTATAATCGGAGATTGAAACCCGAATTGCTTTATACTTTCCGCCACTTTCTCAACGGCGTTTTCGTTGTTTCGCGGGTTATTAAAATAGGGGATCAAATCCCCTATCTTTTTATAATTCGGCAAATTGAACACCCCATTATTTCAAAAAAATTGTAATGACAATTAAAACGATCAATAATACGACGATCCAATGTTCCGTTTTGTCTTTCATAACAACCGCCCTTTCGTTACGTTTATTTTGTTTTTGTAGTCAAAACGACACTTACAAGCCCCACGCCGCGGCGATCGGGTTTTCTTTCGGTTCGGCTGTCAAACGTTTTGCGCCTTGCTCAATAGCAATTCGGCAATACATAAGTTTTGCTTTGATCGGTCGCCCGTGTTCATCGACCGCGCCGTTTGTTTTGATCCTATTTGTAAAATACCAAACGCAAGACCTTAACACGTCGAAACCATAAGCCGCCGCCATTTCGTTGAAAAACTCGTTATAGTCGGCTATATATAGGTTATCCTCTTCTATGTAGTCTACTTTGACAAGTTCTTTTGTAAAAATATTCGGTTGCTCATTTTCGACCGCCGAAAGGCTTTTATCTTCTTTATCAAAATTTTGTTTTTTAGTACTTTGTTTATAAGTGTTTAATTGTCGCGGGTTTTCCGCCTCCGAATTAACCGTTTGCGGAATTTCCGAATATGGAGCGCGCGGTGCTTCGAAAATATCGTAATCATACCCCGCAAAGCGTCCGCGCTCGTCTGTCAACCTTGTACGGATCAAATACCCGAACGCCTCTAACTCTTTTAACGCGCTCATCACGCTGTCCTTTCCGTCCTTGGATAAGGTCGCAAGCCCCGCGATCGAATAGTCCCAATCGTCGGGCAATGATAACATAAGCGATAAAAGCCCCTTTGCTTTTAGGCTCATTCCCTTTTCCTTGAAATGCGTATTGCTCATTACTGTGTAGTTTGCGTTTTTATGTACGCGCATAACCGCCATTTGCTGTCACTTCTTTCGTTGTTCGTTATGCTACCATAATAAACAATACGCGCCTTTTTGTAAACATTTTTTACAAAAAAATGTTACAACCCGACGCGCTTTGATCGCTTTATGCCTCTTTGATCTCGTCCGTCTTGATCCCGTAATAAATTACGCCCTCGACCATAACGTCGATTAAATCAAAGTCTTTCGGTACGGCGTACATATTGACAATATACCCCGTCAAGGTCTTGCCGTCCTTGGTGAACGTTACTTCGTCGCCTAATTGATAAGGTTTTTTGTTTTCCATAACTCCCCCTTTATTTTTCCAATTCATTGAATAACGCCATAAAAAAGCCCCATTGCTCATCAATCATTTGGAATTTAAGTTTATTTATAGTTACGGACTTTTCGACAAACTCAATCCCGTTACGATTACAAACGGCTTTGGTCTTAATTTTCACCTTTGCTTTTTTGAAAATATTTTTGTTGTTTTGATACAAATCCCGAACGATCTTTCCTAATGCTAAATCGCGCATTGATTGCTCGGTCAATTTCACTTGAAATTGCTTTGTTTCTTTGTCCCACGTCAAAGCGTATTTTTCCATTTTCAACTCCTTTACAGATAATTCCGCCCGAACTCTTTCATAAAGTCTTTATCGGGGTATTTTTCGATAAACGCCTTTTGCCCGATCGCCCGTACATAGTCCATACGCTCGCGGTTATGGTGTACGCCGTTCGGCGGTTCGTTATGACAATAATGACACAAAAAAACCGTTAATCCGTAATGCTCCGACTTTTTCCTCATTGCGCCGCCGAAAATATGGTGTTTCTCGATCCAATTATACGACCCGCAAAGAAAGCATTTTCTTTCTTCCGAAATAATCGACTTGCCCATTTATCCCTCCTTGTTCATTTGCTCTAATTGCTGTAAAAGGTTTTCGCGGCTATCTTTCAACTCCGCCATTAAATCCTCTTTTGTTGTCCGTAAATCGGTTTTCATATCGGTTACGGTTCTTTGTTGCGCGCCGTTAGTGATCGCGCTCACGACGATATAGTTTAACGCCGCTTGCGCGACACTTTCCCATAGCCCCGCAAAATCCATTTGATCGCCTACTCTCTCGAATATTCGATGAACGCTTGTTCCTCGTCTTTTCTTACCTTTTCCGCCGCCGCGCTCCGTAATTCGTGATTTTTCTCCTGTAACTTGCGGCGCACCCTTGTAATACTTTCAAGCGACGGGATTCCGAGTATAACGTGATTCGCAAAAACATATTTAATGCTCATTTCGGGATTGATAAAATGCTCCAAAACGGCAATGTAAAGTTTGAAATTGTCACCGCGCGTTTCGGGATCGCTTATCAATGCGTCATATACCAAAGGTTCAATTTTACAAATTTTAGGCATTTTTCTACCTCCATTAAAACGGCAAGTCGTCCGCTTGAACTTCGAGCATTTTCGGCTGTTTCGTGAATACCGCCACACTTTCGGCGACTACTTCGTCAACGCGTACCTTTTGCCCGTCCTTTTCGTATGATCTCACTTGCCACCGTCCGACGATCTCCAAACGATCGCCCTTTTTCGCGTATTTCGCCAAATATTCGGCTTGCAAGCCCCACGCGACGAAATTGATAAAATCGGTCGAATAAGTCCCGTCGGATTCCTTATAATCACGTTTAACGGCGATACACGCCGAAACAACGCTTTTTCCGTTCGTCGTTTGGCGGGCTTCAACGTCGTTCGTCAAATTGCCCGTTAAAATCACTTCGTTCATCTCGTTTCCTCCGCTCTTTTGTGATACGGTCTTTTTTCAATCACCTTTCGACCTTTAACGTCAATGACGTTGCCGTCCTTTAATTCCGCCGCAAGTATTCGTCGATACTTGTTTTTCGGATCGACGCAAACGCAAGTCATCATTTGCGTTTCGTCGGGGATTTCAAGCGTTATTTTCATTATTAGCCCTCCTTTTATTTATTCTATAAATATGACGTGTCGACACGCCTTGTTCTTTCGCTTGTTTTTGCACTATTTCACGCGCGGACAATACGTTCTCGCCCTCTTCTTGCAAAAACAATATATCCTCTTCTTGAAAAACGTCGTTTTGAACCGTTAAAGGAATTTCAAAAATCTTGCGTCCTCGCTTCCCTTTGTTTTTATGCAAACAAAGAGAAAACGCGTGACTATCAATCCCCAAATCTTTGGCGTTATATCCGCACGAAATAAAATTGTCTTTATGATCGTATAATGCGTAGAACTTTCTCATTTTTCATCTTGTCAATCGCCGAGGGTTGACGGTCTTTTCATCTTATCGGCGCAAATCCGATAAATCTCGCCGTTTATCAAGTGATAGCCGAATTTGTCATACAACGGTTTTAGCTTGAAAAAATGCTTTGCGCCGATCTCGTCGTAATCGGTGATAAATTTTGATAAATCATCAAAATAAGGCTCTTTCGAAATCTCTTGCACCTCGACTTCTATTTGTTTTTTTAATTGCAAACGAAAGTTAAGGAACTTTATTTTTTCGTGATCCAAATTTGACCCTCTTTTCTTTTATTGTTTGTTGCTTTGCATTTTCCACACTTCCGCGTCGGAAAGATTGAAAAGCTGTTGAATTTTCCGCCACGTCTTCGTTGATCCGTGACGCTTGCCGCTCTCAATGAGATTATACGCCGCGGAGGAAATCCCGATTTTCTCGGCGATCTCCTTTTGCGTCATATTGCCGTTTTGATAGCGCACGTCGCGCAAATTCTTGTAACGCGCCATTAAATAACCCCCCTTTTTATTCATCAATTGATAGCCCTAAAATTTCCGCAATTTTAACCGCTTGCGAATATTTTAACGTCTTTATTAAACGCATTTTTTGCATAACTTTATCGGTAAATATACTTTCTCCTATACGCTTAATCTCTTCGTTTGACGCAATATGCGCGTGTGTATGATAAAAATCATAATCTCCGCGCATTTTCCCATTAGGATAGAAAATCGAACCACCGATTTTATAATTTCCGCCGCCCGTGACGCCCGTGATCGTTGCGATTCTCGGGCTTGCAAAACGGTGTTCAATTACTACCTTATCGCCGATTTTTGCTCCTAACAAATTCTTTTCGGGAATTGTTACCTGCATTTTTTACTCCTTTGCGGGCGTTAGCCGCGCCCGCTCGGCTTATTCCTTGTTCGTTTTGTCGGCGTTCCGACACGTTTTAGTCACACCAATTCAACTTTCCAAATGTCCAATCCTAACTTAAACCACTTTTTAGATATCACTTGCTCCGTCGCATTTTCGATCGCGGGAATAATTCCCATTGCGTTTACCTTTACGCTATGATTTTTCATTTGATCGGGATCGTTAAACCATACTTTGTAAGTTCTCATTTTTTGCTCCTTTGGGAACGTTTGTTCCCCTTTTCTTGATTATATTTTACCATATTTTGTAACCGTTGTCAATAACTTTTTGTAAATTTTTTGAAACTATTTGTAAATTTATTTTTTTGTTTTTGCGTGTTCCGCGAAAGCACGATCAATAAGATCGCCCATTTCGTCGTTATCAATTAGTCCTAATTGCATAGCCAACTTTATTTTACCGATGATAACGTGCAAGCCCCCGTCCGCGCCGTTAGGTGTAAATAGGTAATAAAAGTTATTTATATCTTTTTCAATGATACTTTTTGCCGATTTCAAAGTGCACTTGCCCCCTTTCTTTGCGTAATGTATACTAAACCCGAACACAAAGTAAAAAAATGTTTACAGTGTGTTTCCTTTTTATAACATTATGAAAGGCGGAAATCAAATTGACCGACGAAAAAATATCACGAAAAATAAAAGCGTTGCGGAAAACGCGCGGTCTTACGCAAGAACAACTCGCGGAAAAACTCGGCGTTCAAAGGGCGACCGTTTCAAACTATGAGATCGGGCGTCGTAGTCCTCACATAAAAGAGCTTGAACGGATCGCCTCGGCGTTAGGCGTTTCGCTTGAATACTTCGGCGTCGGCGGTAATGAAGTGCACGACTTGATCGCCCGCGCTCAAATGGTATTTGAAAACCCCGATATAGACCCGCAAGAAAAGGCGAACGTCTATAAAGAGATTATGCGCTTATACTTAAAAATGGAGGAATAATGCGTGAAAAAATACACAATCAATGACGTTGCCGCCGCCTTAAATGTAAGCCCGCAATCAATCCGTTTAGGATTGCAACGCGGCGAACTTCCTTTCGGATCGGCGGTTAAAACGTCGTCGAAATACACTTATATTATTTATGAAAAAAAATTAAAGGAGTTTTTAGACCTATGAGAAGAAAACGAAAAGACCTACGTTTCCCGAATTCCTACGGCGGGATTATTTATCTTGGAGCAAGACGGCGTAAACCTTACGCCGTGCGGATTACGGAGGGGTGGACGCAAGACAAAAAGCAAAAATATAGATATCTCGGCTATTTTGAAAAAAGGCTCGACGCCCTGCAATGCTTGGTCGAATACAATAAAAACCCGTACGATCTCGACGCGCGACAAATAACTTTCTTTGAAGTTTATGAAAAGTGGTCGGAGAAACACTTTGAAAAGGTATCAAAATTAAGCGTTCGTAATTATCGTAGTCAAATAAAAAAATTTGAACCGCTTTATAATCTGCCGTTTTATGATCTTAACGGAAACCATTATCAAGAGATAATCGACAATAATTCCGCGACAATCGCGCATACGTTAAAATCAATGCTTGCAAGCATTTATGCTTTTGCTATGAAACGCGAAATCGTCGATAAAGACTATTCAAAGGCAATAGACCTCCCAATCGTTGAAAGAAAACAAAAGACAGTTTTTACAAACGATGAAATCGCGCTTTTATGGAAACAAGAGGGCGAAGTTTACGCCGATATGCTTTTAATATTGCTTTATTCGGGTATGCGTATTACGGAATTGCTTGAAATGCGATCCGAAAACGTAAACCTTGACGAAAGATATATGCGCGGCGGAATTAAAACAAAGGCGGGAATTGATCGCGTGATCCCAATCCATAAAAAAATTGACCCGATTATAAAACGAAATATCGGATCAAACTTTATATTTCAAGGATCGCAAGGCGGGCGTTATTGGTATAATATCCACGGTCAAAAAATCATTAAGTTTATGAAAAATATCGGCATAAATCACACGATCCACGAAACGCGTCACACGTTTATATCTCAATGCGACCGACTCGAACTAAACAAGCTATTAACAAAAAGGGTCGTCGGTCATCATACGGGGGATATAACGGATAAATACACCCATAAGCATATACAAGAAACCGTCGATTTTATTGATCGGTTCGATTATTAAAGTATATTGTTTGTATCTTGATTGTATATTACGCACGTTTTCTTTTATGCTTTGAGGCTGTTTTTAGACCACCGAAAAAACCTTGCAATATCTCGCGGCGCGCCGTATCGCAACGTTTGCGCCACCCCCTCAAATACTTAACCCTATTATAACATAGGGTTATGACACCGCGCATTTATCGCGCTTTTGTATATTGCAAGTATATTAAACGCAAAAAGAAAAAGAGCTCTGCAAAGGGCTCTTTTTTGAGGTAACTATGCGCAAACAAAACGCGATAATCGACGCGGTTATGCTTTCGCTAACTTGTGATTATCGCGTTAATACAATTTATGTTCCTAAACGGAGGCTCAAATTGTATATGTTTATTTTGCCCGCTATAAATCGGTTTATACGCTTTTTTATAGCGTGTTCGGCTTATTGATCGCGACCGTGTTTTCAACGATACCCGACGAAATAATATCCGTTAAAGTGGTAATCATATCACGGCAACGCACTTGACCGCCGCCGCTCCATTGCAAAATAGAGTTCGTTTGATAATATCCCGAACGCGCTACAACGGGCGCATTAACCCCGTAAAGGATCGAAACGGCGTCCGCTTGACTTTGCCCTATAATCGAGCTTTGCGCCGTGTTACTGCCCGTATAGGCGTAATATTCACCGCCCGTGATCTCGATTATGCTTGTCGGCTGAAAACAATACGTATTCCCTGTTGCATTCGATACGCTTCCGCGGCAATCTCTATATATTCCATTGTTCGAGATCTGACTATTTTGATAGCCATTGACCCAAAAACGGCAATCTTCGCATACTACAATACCGCCCGTACTGTTGATCGCTCGAATGACCGTTCCCGCGCTCGATCCGTTTGCGACAAGGTTCAATCCCTTAAAGACAAAACCCGATCCCGTTACGTTGAAAACATAGCCGTAAACGCCACTAATCGGAATATTGATCTCGGAGCAATCAGTGAAATCCAAAACTACGCGCCGCGATCCGCTTACAAAGTTAAAGATCAAATAAGGACTTGCCGCCGTTCCTGATCCGCCAACGGGGACGACGTATTGCGTGCCGTTCTTGCACCCGAAATTCCCGACGATCTTTATTCTTGCCGATCCGTTGTCCGTTCCGCCGCTTCTCCAAGCATTAACGATATTCGTTATATTTACGTTATCGTTCAAGCCGTTGCAAACGTAAGTATATTCGTTTTTCTCTTGCAATTCGGCGACGGCTTGCACCCAATTGTTATAATCGGAAATCGCCGTCGAAAGCCCCTCGCCGTCGACAAAGTTATTAAGGACGACGCAAATTTGCGCGCCCGCCGCTTTGTTGGCGGTAAACGTAATCGTAATATATCCCCCCGAAGTTCCGACCGTGTAATCGGTGTTTTCCTCTTTCAATCCGTTCGTAAAAACTTCTACAAGCGAATATTTATTATTATAAAGGCTCGACGGAATATTCGTCGTTACAACTTGACCCGTTGCCGCCATAGTGCCGTTATATTCGAATTGCTGAATAATCGCGTCATAATAATCGTCGTAACCCTTTGCCGCGGTAAACCACGGGCAAAAACTCGCGTCGCCGCGGCAATCCACAATTTGCGAAATTGCGGTCGCGTTCGGTTGCACGACCACATAAGCAAGCAAAAGATCGTATATATCCCCGTTTCGCGTCAAATAATTGGGCGCGGGAATGCTGTCGACGCTTTGTATCAAAACATAAGAACGCCGCGCGCTTGCGGTTTGCGTGTTGTCTTTGCGCAAAACAACCATATCGTAACGAGGGTTTGATCCCGTCGGTGCGCTTGCCAAAGTAAACGACAACGGCGCATTATTGACGTAACCCTTTCCTTTGATCGTCGCTTTACCCGCCGCAACGCTTATAGAAAGACCGCTCCCCGCGGTGACTTGCAAGCCGCCTTTCAATACGCCCGTATCGCAAACAATAGACCACCAATCGCTTATATCGTCCGCGTTATAATTTCGGTCGTACCCCGTCGGGCTTTCGCTGTCGGGAAATGCGTTGTAAAAAAGACTTTTTTCCGCCATAATAACCTCCTTTATTTTCCGCTATTTTTTAGCGCGCCGATTTGCGCTTCGATATTGTCTTTCAAATAGTCGTCAATATCGCTCACGTTCGTTTTAAGCCACGTTTCCACGTTCCGAGGCATATTTGACTTTATAAGCAAAAGACAACGCGACAACGCCGTTTTTTGCGCTGTTGCGTCAAATATATTTTGATCCTTTAATTCTTCAACATATTTTTGATATGTTTCAAGAACGCTATTTTTTACGAGATCGTGAAAGGACGAAAGCGTCGTCTTTAATTCCTCGTTTTTGACGTGCTTATTTATTAAGTACGCGATAAGCGCGCCGACGGCGGACAAAACAAGACCGATCAATCCGATTACAAGTTCCGTCAAAATTGCGTTATAATCCATTTTACGCTCCTTTCTTGAAAACTTCTTTTTCAAGGTTTTTTATTCTCGCTTCGTGATCGACGACTTTCTCGTGATCGTTAAACATACGGTCGTCGATTTTTTCTACTTTTTGTTTTATTTCGCCAACGTCAGATAAAAGGCTTTGCATAATGCGATCTTTCTCTTTTCGTTCGTTTTCGCTTTCTTTACTCGCTTTTCTCGACGAAAATATAAACGCCGAAACAACACCAAAGCAAGAAAAACACAATGCAATAACACTTATAATTTCGCCCGTTGCCATAAATAAAACCGCCTTTCGGACGGTTTTATTTAGTGAATAACTGAACCCAATAAGTGCCGTATGATCCGCCCGAAACATACCCGACGCCAAGTTCTTTGTATTCCTTATTCAAAATGTTCGCTCTGTGACCGCTCGAATTAAGCCAATCACGCATAACCGCCTCGGCGTTCTTTTGCCCCGCCGCGATATTTTCGCCCGCCGCCGTGTATGTTACGCCGAAATGCTGTAACATTTCAAACGGCGACCCGTACGTCGGGGACGTATGATCGAAGTAATTCCGATCGCGCATATCCGCCGCCTTTACGTTTGCGATACTCGTCAATTTTTGCGAAAGCGTCAAAGGTTGCAAGCCGTTTTTCGATCTTTCGTTATTAACAAGCCGCAAAACTTCCTCGGCTTGGACGCTTGTCGTTTCTCCGCGCGGCGTTTCGTTTTTTTCTTCGAACACGTCCGCGCCCGAGTGATGATTTGTACTTTCGCCCTCGCTTCCGTGCGGTAACTCTACGCGCTCATAAGGGTATATTTCCCCGAGATCGCGCAAGTGTTTGTTTACGCGGCATAAATCACTAAATCGCACGTTATACCGCTTTGAAATCTTCCAAAGGCTATCGCCTTTTTGCACGGTGCAATTCTCCGCGCTTGCGTAACTTCCAAAGCCAAAAACCAAAGCAACGAGAAACACGGTTTTTAAGAGATTTTTTTTCATACCCTTAATTTGCGTCGTTTCGTTACTTTTTATTTATAAACTACGGCTATTCGTTGCCGTATTCCGCCTCTTCTCCGTACCCGCTCGCGTCTTGCTTAAACGTGTACTTTATGACCCGCGCTTTTGCGGTATATCCGAAATATTCGTCCGTGATTTCCACAATATCGCCGATTCCGAAATCAATATCAAATTTATACGGCGAATTTACAAGATCAATTTCGCCATTAAATTCGGTTATTGTTTGCTTTTCCGCAAGTGCCGCCGCGCCCTCTGCTTTTTGCATTGCGATAAATTCCGCGCTATCGGGTGCAATTTCCGTTTCCGTACCGTCGGCGTTTTTGATCTTTGTCGATAAATTCGATTGCAAGGTCATTTCGGCGCGGTCGATACCGCTTCCGCCTTGATCTTCGTCGGGATAATAAGCGACGTAATCGTGACTTACCGATCTTGTCGCGCCGCCGTCCGTTTCTTGCTCGTTAAACGTTGAAACGATTTGACAGTTCGTTTTCAACGGCTCGTCGCTTGTATAGTACGTCGCGGAAATTAAGTTGTCAAGCGATTGCGAAAACTTTACAATATCGCTTCGATCTTGCCCGTTTACGGTTTGATACAAAATCGCGCCGTTATACAATTTCGAAACCGATCCCACCTTGTGTAATTTCAAAAGATTTTTGATAAAATCCCACAAGTTACCCCGCGTCGCTTGCGCTTCCGTTTGTTTCCCGTCAAGACCGTTCCACGCATACATTATCCCGTAAATTTGTCTTTTCGCAAGCGCGCCGCCGCCTATATTTTGTCTAACGATTAAATTTAATGCGGCGGATAAATCGGCGGGCAATTCCAACGGATCGCGAATAATTCTCTTTGAAAGTACGAATTTCGCTTCGTACCCTTTCGCGGAAATCATACGCGCGCCGTCCGCGTTATATTCATATTGTATCGCTAAAATTAGCCATAAATAATCTTTATGCGGAATTTTTATAAAATTTCCTTTTTGCAACGCCGCCAAATTGTTCAAGGTCGCGGGCGCATAAATTTGAAACTCGCCCGTTTCATAATATGAAATTTCCGCCCAAAATTCGGACGACTCAATCAACGCCGAGGCGTTAAGTAATGTTTTTGCGGCGTTCCATTTCCAAACTTCAATATACGGTATCATTCGAACCTCCGCTTATATATGATCGTAAAATATACGTCGTTTGTCGGAACAACCGCGCCGTTTGAATATTCGCCGACGTTAAAGGTATTTTCGCCCGTTTCAAGTTGCAACCAATCGTCACCGTTAAATCTTAAATATGACAAAACGGGCAATCCGTTATAAATCGTTGATCCGTTTATCTTTATGTATTTATTCCCGCGAACCGTGTTAATCTCGATTTCGTCGTTTTGCTGTAAGGTCAAATCGAGGTACATATACCAACCGTTTTGATCGCCCGATGAACACGCGATCGCGGGGTTCGTGATCGTATCAAGCGCGGTTATTAAAATTCGCATACCGACGGAAACGTCGCCGTCGTTTGTAAACGTTTTTACGCCGCTTGTATCGACCGCGCCAAAAGGTCGCCCCGTCGGGGTGAAATATTGCCCCGCAACGGGAAAATAAAGCAAATCAATAAACATTGATATTGCTTTGATAATTTGCGCCGCGTCTTCCCAATAAGGTTGCCCGCAATATATTTCAAGTTGGATTTCGCAAGCCGCCGCCATACGAGTATACCGCGGGATCGTCGCGATTCCTTTAATTGTGATTTCGCGGTCGTTTTCCTCTTCCGTCAACGTGACGTACTGTTTCGACTTTACGACCGACGTGAAAAAGTCCAAACTTTCGCGAATATCGGGTATGATCTTAAACGTCATTGATATTCCGCGCGGCAACGCTTTTACTTGCTCAATGATTGCGCCGTCAAGGTACGGGCTGTCGGCGGTCGCAATATCCGTTTCAATTCCGTGCAAAGCCTCGCACGCTGAAAGAATAAACCGCGCGTCGTTATTCAAAAGATCAAGCGTTTTTCCGTCTTTGTTTGTCAAGATCAATTTCATAAATTACCCCCGACGATCCGACGCGTCGCAAGTTCCGCCTTGTGTAACGCAAGTTTGCTTGTTTGTATCTTCTCGAATTTATAGTCAAAATTATAATTGTTGATCGTTTCGCCGCGCTGTCCGTTTAAGAGGTCGGCAAGCTGATTTATCAAGCCCGACGAATTGTTTAACGGCGCGACTTTCGGCGCAGAAATCTCCAACGCGGGCGTAAGTTTTGAAAGCGTCCTTTGCATAGACTTTTCCACGTCGTCCATTTCCTCGTTAAAACCAACGCCAAGCCCCAAAGCAAGATTTTTTCCGATCACGTTTTCAAAAACCTTGGACGGCGAATTGATACCGAAAACCTTTTTAACGCCGCTTACGATCGACTTTCCTAAACTCTTGACCGCGTTCCAAATTGTGGACGGGTTCAAAAGCCCTTTGATAAGACCGTCCAATAAATCCGTACCCGCTTTTAACATATCGGGGATTCCTTGGATCAAGCCGCTAACAATCGTTTTAATGATCGTCGGCATTTGGAGCATAAGTTGCGTTTGAATTTGCGGGATCGCCGCAATAATACCCATAAACAACTGAACCGCGCCGTTTATCAATTCGGGCAATCTCGACGTTAAGGTCTTGACCGTTGTTTCAACGACTTTCGGCAACTCTTGAACAAGTGCTTTTATGATCGTCGGCAAAGCGTCCACAATCGCCATTAAAAGGGTAATCGCGCCTTGCAATACTTGCGGGAAAGCCCCGATCAACTGATCGACCAACGTATTTATGATATTCGGCAATTCAACCATTAAAGATTGAATTAAAACGGGGATTGCGTCAACGATCGCGTTAAACAAAACGATCGCCGCGTCTAAAAGTTGCGGGATAAAACCGATCAAAGCCCCCGTCAAAGTCGGCAAAGCGTGTAATAACGCTTGTACGATTTGCGGGATTACCGCCACGATCGCCGCCAAAACTTGCGGCAACATATCACCCAACGCCGTTACAATTTGCGCGACGATATTTACTATCGTTGACAGCAAAGACGGCAAAGCGTTTAATAACGAGGTTATCAAGGCGGGGATCAATTGAACGAATATATCGACCGCGCGCGGCAATAATTCGTTAAATTTTTGCAACGCCGTATCAACGATACCCGCCAACCCCTCGGCGAATTTTTCCGCGCCGCCCGCTGTACCTTGCAACGCTTCTTTCAAGCCCTCGCCCATCATTTTGACGGCGGGTTCAAGCGCGGTCAAAAATTCCGCCATACCATTGCGGAGCATTGTCATTATAGGCTCGGCAACCGCGCCGAGTTTCGCCGTCGCGTGTTCAAGGTTCGTTTGCGCCGTGGACGCGTCCAAAACGTCCTTGTTCAATTCCTTGTAATTTTCCGCCGCCTCGCCGTATAAACCGTTTAGCGTTTCTTGTATATACGCCGCGCGTTCTTCGTCGCTGTTAAGGCTTTCAAGTTTTTTATTGAAATTTTCGAGGTTTACACCGCCCCACTCCAACGCGTCCGCCAAACCGCCCTCGGCGACAGCTTGTTTGCTCGCAAGAACGACCGCCTCGCTCATACTTTCAAGAGGGATCGCCTCGCCATACGTCGCAAAAACGCCCGTCAAAGTATCCGTCCAACTTTCGAGTTCTTTTTCGCTGTCAACAAGTTGCCCCAAAACAAGCATTGTTTCTTGCGCTTTTCGGGTATCACCCAAAACCGACCCGAAATAATTAAACGCTTCGTAAGTTTCTTCGGCGGAAAAACCAACGCGCCCGAACGCCGTTTCAAGCTGATTAAGCCCCGTCCTATATTCGCGCGTGCTATCCGCCAAAGAAAGAAAACCGCCGACCAACGCCGCCGCACTCGCACCAACCGCCGCAAGACCTTTCCCAATTGCGCCAAGTGCGCCCGAAAGTCCCTCCGCGCTTTTGCCTTGTTTCTCTTGCGCGTCGGTCAACGCTTTTAATTCTTGCTTTGTATTTACGCCCGCGTCTTTAAGTTCTTTCAAAGACGCGGTGTAATCTTCCGTTTGCTTTTCGGTCTTTTTAATGACCGCAACTTGCTTATTGATCGCGATTTGCAAGTTTTGGGCTTCCTTGGTGTTGCCCTTGCCCGCCTTTTCCATTTCGGCGTAACGCGCGTTCAAAATATCAAGTTTTTTCTTTTCCGCTTCGAGAACGCCGTTTAATTGCGAAATTTTCGCTTGCAATCCGTCGGTACTGTCGCTCCACTTGCCAAGACCCGCGGACGCGACTTCGAATTGAGAATTAACGTTGCGGATATATTGATTCAACTGTTGCGTGGACGCGGAAAATTGCGAAATATCCGCCCGAAATACTGTTGTAATCGTGTTTTCTTCCGCCATTTTTCCACCTCCTTATTAGTGCCACGTCGCCGTTTTTGACGTAACCCAAACCGCGCCGCCTTGATCGCCCTTTTGCGATCCGTGCTTTTCATTGTAATCTTTTATAACTACGTCGACGTAAAGATCGTAAACGTCGTTAAAATCGCTATTCATTACCTCGATCGGAGATAATCCCATATATCGACCGCAAAGACCGTCAATTATATCGTGATAACTTTCGCGATTGCTTCTTTTTGACGGCGGGGCGTTCATTGCCACCCCGCCCGCAATTAGTTTTTTTCCGCTTTTGCAACGACCCCGTTAATCTCCGCGCCGATCGTGCGGAAAAACGCGCCGAGTTCGAACGGATCAACGCCTTGCAAGTCCTCTTCCGTAAATTCGGGGATAACGGCTTGTAACATTTTAAGCGTGATCTTTTCTTGCTCTTTTTCGGACGCGTTCTTCGTTTCCTCTTGCAACGTGCCAAGTTCTTTTGCGGTCTTGAAAAGCAAGCGTCTTACGGTGTAACTTTTCGTCGGCTCTTCGCTCGTGCAATCGCCGTAAACATTGATCTTAATATTCATAGTTTGCTCCTTTATTGTTCCACGTAGAACAATTATTCTACGGGTGTCTGCGCGGGCGTGGTCGGCGTAAGAACACTCGCCGCGTTGTCGGGCGTTACGACCTGCGCAAAGAAAGTCGTCAAAAGGCTCGTATCACCGCTCGGAACGGTGAGAACAAAATCAAGGTTTCTTTTGCCCGTGGTCGTCCACGCCTTTTTAGGTGCGGCGAAATCAATCTCGACGCTCTGCCCCTCGCTTGCCGTGCCGTCGTCAATAGTCGCCGACGACTTGGAAATGCTGTTTACCTTGCCGTGATACGCCCAAACGAGCTCGCAAGGTTGCGACGCGTCGCCGTCATAAAGAGCATAACCGACCGCGATATAAGGACGGGTCGAACCGTCGGGCGTGGTCGCCCTTGCGCTCAATGCGCTCGTTCCCTCGCCGAGCGTAATCGTGCTGTCGCCCATAAGCTCCGCCATTACGTCGGGAGCGATGCGCGTAGTCTCAAAAGTACGGGTGATCGAAGTCGCGCCGTAAGTGGTCTGCTGTACAACATTATCCGCGTACACTTTTTCGTTGTCGCTTGCAATGTCTCTCGAAACGTTCTTGACGGGCGCAAGCACTTTGACCGTGCCGTAAGTGACCGCTCCCGTCTCCGCATTTTCGGTCTCAACTGCATAGACGAGATGAGAACAACCTCTAAACTGTCTCATTGTTTTTTACCTCCATTATAGATATTCGATTTTATTGATATCCGCACGCCGCGCAAACCAAGTGTCGCGGTATGCTTTGTATGAATAGCCTACGCCGCTTACGATATAGCCCTTTCTCTTCAAAAGGTTCATCGCGTTTAATAACCCGCTATAAAGCGTTGCGGCGTTCTTTGTGTAATACGTCAAAGTGAACTCATACAAGCATTCTTTCGGCGCATTGTCCGCGCTCAAATGATCGCTCGTATAGTCTTCGCTGTATGTAAAGTATTCGTCGGGCAAATTTTCGGGCGCGTCGCCTTCCTCAAAAACGGGGATATTTAACTCCGCTAAATCTTCAAAGATCAAGATCATTCCATTGCCTCCGCGATCACTTTTTGAAACTCTTCTTGCTGAATGCGCGATACTTCCTTTCGGACTTTACCTTTTACCCTTACGGCGTTTTTAAGCCGTGTATCTCCTTTAAGGTGCGGCGTGCCGCTTGAAAGATAGGTCACTTGCGGCGCGTCTTTCCAACTAACGCCGACGTATTCTTTTGCGACCGTTCCCTCCCATTCAAGAGGCTTTTTCGCTACGTCTTCGGCTGATTTTTTCGATCTTCCCGTCGAATAATGTTTTCCCGCAATGAACGAATACGGCGAATTATTCATCGCCTCGATCACTTGACCGTTTGCATAATCGGCGGATTTTTCAAGGGCGTTTTCGGTTGCTCTTTTCAAAGCGTCGCCGCCCATTTCGTCCACTTTCCGCGCAAGATCAAGAAAGCCGTCAAAGTCAAGTCCGAATTTGTTCCTCGCCATTACGCGCCACCCTCATAAAGTTTAAGCGTTAATACCGCATACCTTCCGCGCATTTCCACGTTTTCGGGTTGTCCGTAAACTTGATAATCAACGCCGTTGATCGTAAGAATATCGCCCGCCTTAAAGTCTTCTTTCCACCAAGTTATAAACTCGGTTTTAGTATCAACGATGACCAAGCCGTTTGCGTTTAGTTCACTTGTTCCCCTTTGTTTGAATTTACCGCGAAGGGTTGCGACAACGGTTTCCGTTTTTTGCTGTCGCCCGTTGACCGTGCTATATGTCGTCCGCTTTTGTATCGCGGGCGTTATAAATTCGCGTATCGGTGCGGGGTTATACATTGCCGCCGCCCTCCGTGATATCTTCGGAATGAGGGTGATTAACGCGCAAAGTCGCTATGATCTGCAACGTCGTCTTTGACAAGTCGCCGTCCTCTATGAGATCTGTGACGACCTTTGCAAGGATATATTCCGCCTCGTTGGAATTGAGAAAAGCATTAGAGACGCCTTGCTCATAAAGAGTAATGCGCGCCATTTCCGCCCAATCTCGGACGAAATCGTCTTGCCCGCTATCCGCGAGGTTCGTCATAGTTTTAATAACTTCGTTTGCCATTTTTTCACCTCATTTTTTTTTAGCCCCGCCCGCAAGGAGCAAATCGGGCGGGGCGTGCCTACGTCGAATATGCCGACGATTAAGCCGTAACCTTCTTGACCTCGATCAAGCCGTGCAAACGGGTGACGCCAATGCCGACCTGCGCCGTGCCACGGATCGCGAGCAAGTCTTCCTCAAACCTTGCGTCCTCGGAAACACGAATGTCGTATGCGCCGAAGAGATCAACCTCGATACTCTTCATATCGCCGTAAAGCATACAGGTCGTACCCTCTTCGGTGCTGTCGTCGCTGAACGCGGGCAAAGCGTTGGTAAGAATATAACGCGCCGAAGTTCCGCCCTTGCGGATAACGCCGATATTCGGGTTCTCGGCGTTCGGCTCGATCTCGTAAACGTTTTGAAGGGTGACGTCGCTCGTGATATCGCCAAGGGCGATAAGGTCTTTCTTATTGAGAACCAAGGTTGCCGCGCCAAAAATGCCCTCATCGCCGCCGAACTGAATCACGATATTTCTCAGGGTGTTTTCGTTCAACATACCGAGATTGTAGGACGCATTCACCGCGTTGCCGTCGTCGTCTTCCGCGCCGACCGCCTTAGTGATGATCTTACTTGCGATCTTCTTACGAAGGGCGATCATCGCGCTCTCTTCGACCTTTCCGTAATAGTTCAACGGGGACGTTTTCAAAGTCTCGTTCGAGATGGTCGAAATAGTCTTGAACCCTTTTTCGGGCTGGATCGTAACGTTCGTAAAGGTCGGATCGTCTTCGGTGATAGTCGCGCCCTCGTTCGTCTCGTTCGCGTCCGACCACTCTTTCACAAGGGCGACCTTGTTATAGCCCGCGCCCGTCATATCCTCGACCTTGACGAAATCAATGATCGTAGAATACGGCACTTCGGCGGGGTTCTCGATCCCGTGGACTTCCGTCGGGATAGCGATCTGACCGCTCGCAATGGTGACGGCGCGGAGCTCGTTCTTCTCGGCGGTAAGTCCGATCGTCATTTTGTTATTCTTGCGGAACTCGTCCGCAAACTTCTTTCTTTCCTCGATTTTCTCGCTTGCATTCATAGTGTTTTTACCTCCTCTTTCCTCGAACTGCAAAAATTTCTTTCTTTCGGGTTTCCCCTCGCCCTCTGCGGGCTTGTCAAGATCGGCGATCTGCGCCTCGATCTCTTTCAACTCCGCTTCGAGCTCTGCCTTTTCCGCTTCCAACTCCGCCAAGCTGTCGCCGATTGCTTTCAACTCGGCTTCGTCTTCCGACGCGTCGTTCTTCTTGGCGAGTTCGTCCATTTCTTTGTCGATCTCTTTCAAGCGTGATTTGCACTTTCCCGCGCGATCGTCAAGATAGTCTTTAATACTCATTGTTTTTTTCCTCCTATCAACATTTTGTTTCTATTTTTCAACTTCAATATTGCAACCCGACGCAAAACCTCCGTTTTGTTACGTTTCACGCTCTCCAACGCTTCGTAACTGCGGGCGTATATCTCCGTTAAATTCCCGTAAGCACCGTTTGGGCAAATGGAAACGTCAAAAAGCGTTCCTACCCCCTCGATCGTGCGGTGCATTTCATAATTCGGCGTTCCCCATTCGCCGACTTCCGTTATACTTTGTTTTTCGACCGTAAACGCGAAACTTCCCTCGGTCAAAAGTCCGCTTTTAACCATTTTGTAAACGTCTTTGTTCGTGTCGGTGTCGATCAATTCCGCGTGCATAAAAACGCCGTGATCGTCGGGCGTAAGCGTCAACGATCCGTTTTTAGTACGCGCCATAATAAAAACGTTGTCGTTGTGATTGTATTTTAACGCGACGTCTTTCATATCCGCGTTGTCGAAAGCGTGACGATCGACTTTTTCGTAAAATCCGCCGTCCCAACCCTCGATATACGCTTCTTTTCCAAAAACAATCGGGTAACCCTCGACGATCATTTTTTCGCTTTCGTCCTCGCCCTCCGCGCGAACGCTTACGTTTTCGCAATTAAGACGTATTTCCTTTTCAAGACCCTTGTTTTTCTTGCTCATTGTTTCCCCCTCCTATTCCACCGTCAAGGTTATTAAATCCGCGCGGTCTTTGCTTGCCTTCTTCATTCGGCAACGGCGCGTAACCATACATTTCTCTATATTCGTCCAACGTGAACACGCCCGCGTTGATCGTTGCCTGCACTACCTTTGTGATCTCGCCCGTACTCATTAAGCGTATTCGCTTCGGGTACATTTCGATACGATCACCGTAAGACGTTTGCCACTCGGAAAAGAATACTTTTTCAAGTGCTTGCCCCAAAGAAAGCGCGGCGGGTTCGATCCAATTTTCATAAAACGCCTCTTTGTCTTCCTCGGTGAACTTGCCTTGCAACATATCCATTGTAACGCCCGTATGCAACAAAACGTTATCCTTGATCTCCGCAAGGGTTGCCGCGTCAACCATTTTTAAGGAGCGTTGTATATTTTGATATTCCGCGCCCATATCAAGAACGGCGATTCCGCTTTTATTATTTCGCAAATCTTTGATAAATTGATCGCGAACCTCTTTTACTTTCTTATAATCCCCCGAAAGAGCATTGACTTTCAATATCCCGTCAATGTAGCAACCAAGTTTCGCCGCCTCGGCAATCGCCTCTTTTGACGTATGATATGCGCTCAACGAATTAAGAAGATCGCTTTCGCTCATTCTCGAATATCTGCCGCCGCCCAAAAATTGACGATCTTCGATATTCTGCTTCCAAACGACGATATCCTCATACGGGAATACGACCTCTCTATCGGGATTGATAAACAAAAACCGAATATATAACTTTCCGCTTTCGTCCTCTTCAATGATCGGAGCAATCGAGGGGAGCAAAATATATAATCCCGTATATATTTTTTGTCCCGCGTTCGATATATAGTAATCGGGATAGATAAAGCAATTATTATCTTTTTCCCGCATAAAGTACGCTTGCGTCAAAAAGTCGTAAGTCGTGGAATAATCGTTGGGCTTTCTCAATATTCGCGCGACGCTACTATCCGCCACGGTCTCGATTTTTCCGTCCCTTAGCCGAATATGACGCGGATCAAGTTTGCCGAAAAACCGCATTTTCATTCTCAATGCTGAAAGGATAATATCGCTTTGCAAAATGACATCGCCAAACGCGGAGAAGGACGGCTCGTAACCCTTCATTGAAACGTTTAGATTCATATTTGCATTTTTCGGGCGTTTAGCCTTACTAAACACTTTGTCAAGCCACCCCATCGGCTACCTCCTCACGTACTCGGTAAAGTTTGTTTCGTTCTTTTCAAGCGTAGCGTATAGAATAATCAATGCGACCACGCCGTCGATCTTTCTGCTATATTGCCCGTCGATCTTCTCGGGCATAATCAAGTCCCCGACAATCTTTGCGCTCATATTGTTAAAGCAATATTTCATAACGGGGTTATTCCCGTAATTTATCAAGCGCGCGTTCAAGTCTCTTTCTACCGTCTTCATCGGGAAACTCATTAGCTTGCTGTTTTGGTATATCTTCATTGTCGGCAATCCGTAACCCGTTTTGCGGTCACACCACAAGAGGAAAACGTCCGAATGCCACGGATCGTACCCAATCATTAAAGGCTCGATTTCGTACTCATCGCGCAAGGCTTGAAACCAATCCGCGATCGCCTTTTGATTGATCTTATTCCCTTTTACAACCGTAATATACGGCTTTCCCGTTTGCGGGTTAATCGTTCGCGACCACTCTTGATATTTTGCGCCGTTGTCTTTATCCTTTAACTTGCTTTCGGGAATAAAGAACTGCGCGATCACGAACTTTTCGTCGCTGTCGGGCTTTTGGAATAACGCCTCCGCGACCGTCAAGTCGCCGCAATCCGAGAGATCGACCGATCCCAAGCAAACCGACCCGCGGAAATTTTCCAACGTGAAAGGCGTTTGCTCGTAATCGTATTCGTCCAACGTAAGCCACGCTTTCGAGTTCGAAACTTTTATATTAAAGTCTTTCGTCAAAAGGTGCATACGGCTTTCTTTGTCGATTTGCGCCTTGCTTATAGATTGCTCTATAAACGAATATTTTTTCACGCCATAGATCAAAGACGGATTCGCCTTTTGCCATAACTCGCGATCGCCGCTCCAAACTTCCGCCTCGTCGTCTTGCTCATACAAGAACGGCAAATAATGCGGGTTGTCGATTTCGCCGTCTAACCACTTATTCGCATAAGCGAGTTTTTTATCGAAGTACATATCGTTAAGAAACCCGTTTGTCGAAACCGTAATAAACAAGTGTTCGTCGTGCGTACTCATCGACCTTTGACAAGCCTCGGCGATCTCGTCGTCCTTGCAATCGTGCGCCTCGTCTTGGTACGCCTTAATAAAGTTAAAGCCGTCTTTGTTTTGCGTCTTGCTACTTAAACGCAAAACCTTAATATCTTTTACGTTGTTTCTGATTTCCGTCAACGTATTAGACGTTATTTCGTCGCGCTTGTCTAACCGCTTACGCATACCCGCGACCTCGTTCCAAATCAACCGCGCTTGTCGATCGTCGTTTGACGCGCAACAAATATTCACGCCGCCTTGACCGATAAACAAATCCGCGTCGCAATCTCCCGCGATCGTGGTCGTCTTGCCGTTTTTTCTTGCGACTTCAAGCAACGCTTCGGTTATAAGACGTAATCCCGTTGACCTCTCCCGAAAGCCGTATATCGCTTCGAAAAACGCCTTTTGCCATAACATAAGTTGTAAAGGTTCGTTATAATACGGCGCGTTTCCTTGAAACGCTAACGTTTCCATAAACGCAAACCGTTTGTACGCCTCGGTCGGATCGAATATGTATTGCGGATCGTCAAGATAGCCGCAAAGAATATCAATGACTTTTTTTATTTTCCACCCGACAACAAGCCGCACGCGTTCGCCGTTGATCTCGATCTCCCCTCGCTCGATCGAGTCGCGATATTGTACGATATACGGCTTATTCATTGAATTTCGCCAACGCCTTTACAAGCGCGCTTTCTTCTCCCGCCTCGCCGTCAAGCGTCCGTAAGATTTTTACGGCTATATCGTTCTTTTGCGCTTGGTAGTCTTTAAGCATATCGTGAACGGGTAACTTTTTTTGTTGTTTCGGATTTGCGGGGTTCACGACGTAACGTGGATATTTGCGGAGCGCGGCGATTTGCTCTTCGATGAAAACGAAATCGGATAAAAGAGATAAAATAAACCCTTTTTTATTCGCTTCTACGTTCTTAATGCTTGCCGCCAATTCTTCGTATCTCGTCATAAACTCGCCCCTTTACGATCTCACCGAATTTTTGTATTTTTTGTTCGTTCTCGCCAAAAACAACCGAGGTTTTTCAATGCAACCGAAAATTTCAAATTTTTGTCCCGCGCACTAAAAAAC